GGATGAACAAATCTGTACCGGACGGTCAGCCTTTGCTAGACAGCACTTTCCGCCCCAGGAGGTTTCGTGAATTACAGAAACATCCTGAATTTATGGCTAGAATGGAAAGGCTGAGGAGCGTCATGACGGTTGAAGAAGGTGCTAACTGCTTGGAATATCTGAATCCTGATACTGTGAGAGCTTCGGCTGCAAGATATTCGCCGGAACCACTTGTAGGGAAGGCTACGGCCGCGGATGCTCACGCAGTGGCACAAGCTATCCTTGCTGAGTATCCTGAAGTCTTCAAACCATGCGACATCGCAGATCCTTCTTTAATAGCTAGGAAGTTGATCAAGAAATACAGTTCAGGTATCCCTTTTGAAGGACAAAAGTATTATTCAGACAACGGCAAGACGTTGCTCTTACGAAGGCGATCTGATCTCGTCAAGTCCGGGTGGATGAATAGCCTAGTCGATTCTACGAGGCAATTGTTGGTAAATGGTGGAGCTGTGCCCGGCATGGTCCATCACGTTTTCGTTAAAGATTACATAGTGGAAAGAGCCAAGCTGGACGAAAACCCTGCTAAAGCTAGGACTGTGATAGCTCAATGCAGTCCTTGGTACATGATCACAAAATCTTTGAATTACTATTTTGACAAAAGGAATCCTCAATACTGGCCTGAAATACCCCCGAAGGCCGGCATGCCTCTTACAGGTGCCGGATACAATTATGTCTTGAACAAATACGAAGACTGTGGTCAAGTGGTAGTCCTGGACTACACGGCTGCTGATGCTCACGAGAACACACAAGCTATTGAAATAATTAAGACTCTAAGAAAATCGATGTTTCAGCACCTCGGTGACAGAGAAGCAGTGGAAGCCATAGTGGACGCGTCTTTTGACTCTTTAGAGTCGAGCCACATGATATCGCTATTAGACGGTGAAAATTTACCCAAGAACAGGGGGTTAAGCACCGGTCAAGCTTCAGTCACAACCGACGGCAGCTGGATAGTCGTTGGCATAAAAATAGATTGTTTGTCTCATCTATGGGGCGTTTCTTTGCAAGAAGCTTTCAATAGATGCGTCATATCTAACATGCACGACGATGCGATGCTCGGCTTAAAGAGAGGCTACGAGATCGACAGCTCTAAGCTCATTGATATCATCCAAGAAAGATGGAGGGTGCCTTGTAGATTGGAATGGGAAGGAACTTCTCCGGTCGGCGCAC